CGTGTTGGACTCCTCCCAAATGGCACCAAAAGCGGAGGAAGTGTGGCAAGGCTTTGCCTGTCAATCGAAGCATCCTCCTCAATCTTTGAAATATTTTGCGGTCCCTCCCCAAGCTCGGCAACTGAGCGGGAGTGGTAAAGACGCTTACTGGTTTTCTCGTAAGTAGTAACTACAAACGGATACTTACCATGCCCGTAATCCAGGAGTTGATGCTTGGCATAGACTTCCGGCACATCGGAACAAAAAATTGTACAGAATATACCCGGCACATCATCTTCATCGAGCAAGCGCTGATAGCAGTAAATTACCCGAATGGTCTCATCATCATTGCGGATCACTTCCTCCTGCAAGCGCATATTATTAATCGCCGTGTCCACATCTCCGCGATTGGCAAGCTCAATGGCTTTATCCACAAACTCCTCATCCCATCCCTCGGTATTTATCTTTGCCCGAAGTTGTTCAGGGGTCATGTTTATAACATGGAAAACATAGGGTGCTTCCTGCGGATCAATCGCATAGGATGGCCAAAATACATCCTCATCAGGTGCAAGTGCCTTGATGCGGGGCTGGTTAATTACCCTGCGGGTTACGGGGATGGTGGTTTCCCCGTCCTGACGCAACTCCCTGAGCATCCCACGGGCCTTCGCCTTGGACACTTTGAACTGTTCATTCAGGGCGGCGGCTAATTCATTATCCATGCTTCCGTCCTGGATTGCGGTGGCAATCTGAGGAAGTACCTGGGCAATTGCATCAAGCTGAATACTTTGCTGCTGTTTAAGATCCTGAGAATCCCAGTAGCAGTAATGAACCATCATGCCCTTCTCGTAAAAGTGATTCAATCCAAGTTCCACCTCATCATAGAACTCAGTCATTTTGGTGTTCAACAACCAGCGCATAAAGTTACTGATCACACTTGCCCGCTCCATATCATCGGATTCCACGGGTGTGGCCACAATATGAGCGCGTCTGATGGCGTTTAGTGACATTGCCACCATGCAGTTAATGGTTTCATCGACCATGCGAACTTCCTGATCCGAAGCACCTTCCCAAGGGAATACCTCTCCGGTTTCGCTTAAACTGGCGTGTTTCTTAAAGTCATCGCTCTTACCGTTCCACAAACAGTTGCGGGTGTCGTAATCGCGTTGTCTGCGGTCCATCCACTCACCCAGGTCGCTTTGGGTGCGGCGGTAAGTTTCCTGGAGGTATCCAATATCAGGCTCCTTGGAAACATATAATAATTCAGGATCAGAGGCACTTTGCATATCCAGTAGCAAATTATAGGCATTTGTAGTTGCACAGTCAAACGGATTGTAATACACTAAGGTATACGAGTGATTAATATTGTTTTAAGCCCCGTGGTTTTGAATGCGGACCACGGGGCTTTTTAGTATCCGCCGCCGCCTGTGGCCATCATTGATTGAGCAGTGATGTGATCCGCACCGCTGACCATTAGATAACGGATGCAATCAATCTGATCCTTAAAATGTTCGGTACGGGACTGACCCGTATACTCAAGCATTGAGGTAATTGTATTCTCGCATTGATCAGAGATATACAGCCCGGGCTTATTCTCATCCGTCATCTCCTCCGTATCGTTCCACGAAAGAGCATCGTTAATCTTCGCAATACCGGACTCAATCTCCACACCCGGTGCGGGACGCATCACAAAGCCCAGGTTTGCCATGGTCGTAATAATATTACTCTCACCCTCCTTTTCCCTGACCGTGGCCGCACCCATGCGCGGGTCCACAATCCGCTCAAATATCTCCTCCTCATTCTCCAAATCCTCAAAGTGATTCTTATAATCAGAGTATCCCCAACCAAGCGGTCTCTGAGCGGGGCCGGGCTTACCAACACTCTTTCCCACCCCATTGACATGGGGTAAGGCCCATTGGCCCATCGTGGAGTCAGGGAACTCGCGGTAAATATAAATACTTCCATCCCGCATAACACCCGCCCAAATGCAGACCCACGGTTTTGAGCCGCCCGGATCAGCAACAAAGTAGCGGGTTACCGGAATTGAATCATTCTGAATGAACGGAATCCTCTCATGCGGGATTACATTTGTTTCCCGGTTAAATTTCGGGAACCTGCCCTCCACCGCCTTGCTTGGAATCCCGTACAACCGGGCAAGCTTAACCTCCAAGGGTTGCTTGGAATAGGTGCGAATCAATTCATTCGCATTAACAAAAGGGGACATCTCCGACCAAAAATAATATATCCGGCAATCAGGCCAGTTTGCGGAAACCTGCTCAATGGGTAACTCCCGCCCAAGTAATTCACTGTATTTCTTTTCCACCGTTTTCGCGCCCTTCAATAAACTGTTAATCAGGGGCGTGTATCCCTGAAGTGTGGTGAAGGATAAGATCAAGCGTCCCGAAAAATCAGTCAGCCTCGCCAGTAAAGTGTTAAAAATTGCCTCACTTACCTCCTCGTCGCAATGAATAGCGTGGGCTGACCAACCCTCAAATATCTGCGGGTCTGCCATGTACTGCCTGTAATTATTAAAACTTATCGTGCTTCCCCGTTCTGCGTCCGCAGAGCTTGGCGGAAGGATGGCCTTACTTGAATTAAATCCGTTCTTCTGAGTGTATTGCAAAGAATGATTGGTGCTCTTCTTCTTGGCGCGTTTGTATCGGGCGGGCAGGGCCTCCCAAATATAACGTTGGGCATCCGCAATACTTCTCTCCTCCGAAACGTGCATACTGCGGATTTCCGCTTCGGGAATCTCCTGGGCTAAATGCACCAACAGCCTGGAACAAAGAGTTGTTTTCGAACTCCGGTTCCCGCCAAGTATCACATGAATCTTATCCTTATCCCATCTGTCCATCACCCGTCGCCAACCCGGCAGTGTCCATCCCCACTTGATCGGATCTTCCTTCTCACTGTTGGGCTGGTCAACCATCAAACGGCTCAGAATCTCAGCCCGTTCCTCCGGCAGTGCGTCAATCTCCTCCTCACTCAAGGCACAGGCAAGCTCACCCTTCTCATAGCGCAAATCATCCGTCCAGGGGATTCCGAAGTGGGCATCAACCTCATCTGCGTAGGTTATCTTAGGCATTAGCGCGCCTCATCCCCTAGCCTGCATCTCCATACCCACTATGATCGCCGCTTCGAGCGTTTGGACCGGGATTTCTTTTTCCCCGACACTCCATCCCTGCGTATCCGTTCCAACGTCTCTTGGTCGAATTTCGACGGGATCGGACCCAACTCTCTCAAGTCGCACGGTACATATTTGCGTACTGATAACGGTATTGCTCGCCCGTACTTTTTCCAGTAAACCGGGTTCCAGCCCTGGGGTACTTTCATTCCTGCTCATTTTTCCTTCTCTCCTCACACAAATCCTCATACAATTCACAGCATCGACGCTTTAAACCAAGGTTCTCCTCCTCCAGCTTCCTGTTCCTTAAAACCAATTCATCCTTGTCCCTGACCAAACGCCCAACCCATTGCGGCCATCCCTCAATCTTTTTGCCCGTAGATTTGTATAAATTCATTCATCCCTCCCGGAACCATAACTGAATTTCCTGTAATCAAACTTAGTATTCGGAACAACGCGCTTCTTATTGGTGCGTATCGCAACCAGGTTGCCACGCTTGTCGCGGGCATAATTCCCATGAGCAGTGCGTAAAAACTCCTTCACCTGATTCCTTGCCCAAAACCTGTCCCATCCACGCTGTGCTTCCTCACGGGTGAGAATACGCTCACGCATCCCCGTCCTCATCCTCCTCAACCGCTTCACGGGCAGCCTCAATCATCCAATACTGCCCGCGCCTACTGTGCCGTGCCTCCCATAACTCCTCAGAGTAGTTATCTCCTAATTCATCTTCTTCCATTTAAACCCTAATCCATCAGTTGAGCATCGAATACCTAAAGCCTTTGATGCGTAGGTTATATATTTCAGTAAAATTGCTTTGTGGTCCCTGCGAAGCTTAGGAGATGAACATTGACCGCAAAGAATCTCCAAGGACTCCAAAGCTTTGCGAGTGTCAGTTTTGTTCATCGCACAACCTCATCATCCGACAATTCACGCTCTTCGGAGTATTGCTCGGCCATATCCATCATACAACAAAAACAAGTGCCACAGAACGCTACGGGCAGTATTCCAAAATATCCTCGCCTTACAATTTCCGCTTCCTCATCGAGTTCGGACGAACAAATCGTGCATTTCACAACGTCTTCGGCATTCAAACTCATCAAACAACCTCCCAACCACTGCCCACCTTCTTCAGCTTTACCTTATCCCCAATAAAATACCTGTTCGGTTTTGCACGGAACCAGCCATGACTGCCATCGGAAAACTCAACGTCATAGCGGTACTTATTCTTAGGCTTCAAATATACCTTCCCAATCAACTCATCCGCATCCTTCACCCGCTTCGCAACCTCGCGCTGGGGAGCAACCACATCCTCAATCATCTCACCAACCTGGTCCAACTCACTCATCTGCTCACGCTCACCGCGCATCCGGGCAATCTCCGCCTCCATCTTCTTGCTCACCCGATTCCCGTAAATGCAAACCCGCATAGTGGCGCGCTTAACCCCAAGCTTAATCGCAAATTCATCCATACTCATACCCAACTCATCCAGCGCCGCCTTCACTTCCCTGCCATCCATCAAAAATCCTTTTGTAGTTTTTTGTAGCCATGTCAATATATTTCTGATAATCAACCCACAACATGCCAAAAGGGATACCAAAATCATTAAAACCCTTCGAAAATTCACTGAAGGATAAAGTAATTGTTTCCGCCGCACGAATCGCGCAAAGGAAATCAAAACCAAAAACAGAGGTCGATAATATGGAACTCTCCGCAACTCAGGAAAAAGACAGAAACCGGGTACACAACGCCCTGCGCTACGGTATGGAAATGACCGAGCAACAATTCCTTAATGCCGTTCAGAAAAAACTCCAGCACATGGTTTCCGACTCCCTCCATGACCTCCATAAATCCATCGAAAAAATACCACCACAAAATAAAGCCTATGCCGTGGGTATGCTCTTCGATAAACTTATGACCGTGTCCGGCCGCCCAACCAATATCACCGCATCCGCCAATGTCAAACTGGGTGCTTCCGATATGTCACCCGATAAAGTACGCTCCATCCTTAAAGGGGCAATGAAGGCCGCAGAATCCATTCCGCCGGAAGCATCCAGAGATAAGGTCATCGAGGTGACCAAAGACGAATCCTAGACTACGCAAGGCTACGGGCGGCGGAGCGGCTCGCGGGTGGGGCTTATAGCGAAAATTTTGGTGCGGGGTGTGATTATAATATATAAATTAGCGCGGGCGGGGACGGACCCCCTCCCCCCCTTGGCCGAGACAAGGCAACGCGCGTCTTTTTGTGCGGATTTGTGGTAGCGGTTGAGTCCGAATCAACTGCGCAATGCCTTAAATAGTGGCCTTGCGGATTTTGTGCGCCAAAGTTTGCGACAATTTGTGCAAATCCGATTTGTGCGGATCGAGCTTTGCAGGCCTTGCGGGCCTTGCGGGTGATGTGTCCTTTAATATGTCGCGCATGTATCCAAAAATTGGCTCGGAAGGATGAAATGAATATCTTGAGTATTTCCAAATATGGAACCGCTTTAAGTGTGCAAAGCTTGCAAGTGTTTTCCTTTTAAATGAATCCGGCAAACGATTAAATCAAATATTTGTTGCCTTGTTTTCCTCAGTATTAATGAGGTCCATACAGTTTTCGACAATTATTGATTTGACAAAAGCTTGTTGTCGTAGTTTGTAGTTTGTATGTCTACGCAATGTCGCGCGGCTTAAAAAAGAAAGAAATACTTATGAAGATTACAACTAATCACCACTACCGTCCTATCCTGCACTGGAGCGATTTGACTGAGGAAGAGCAAAACTTCAGATATGGAATGTACGAGGGAATCGAGGAATCTTCCTTTTTCGAATATAAGGACTGTGTTTACGATCTTAATGACTTCCTTCGCGTTAACGATTCACTTCATGGACGCGGTCAAGATCATGAAATGTACGGGTGGGATGGTTATCATAACGAAACCTTTTTCTCATCCATTTTAATCAAGTTCAGTGATGACAGCGAAGCGGTCAAGGTAGGACTTGCAACAAGCTAAACCAAAAAAAAGAAAGATACTAAAATGGATAATACTAAATATAACGGATGGACCAACAGGTCCACATGGTTAATTAACCTATGGTACGAACCGCACACAGTAAACGACCTTGATTGGATAAAGGAAGAGCTAGAAGAGCGGGTAAGCTCTTTAGCGGATAGCGATAATGTATGCGACAAGATACTCGCGGACATACTCAACCTACAGGAGATCAACTGGGATGAGTTAAAGGAGCATGTGGAAACCGAGGAGACCTGCGAAGCATGAACCTATACGAGTCACTCATCTTTATCCTTCCAATGGCGCTTGCGCTTCTGTTCGCCCTATTGGCGGACAAAGCAAACGAGAAAGGGACAAACCAATGATTCACGCAAGCAAACTCTTCCCCCAAGCGATGGATCGCATCCGCGATCAGATCGAGCGCGGCCACGCCACGCAAACCGCGAAAGCGCGGGCCTTACTGGATGCGTTTGAAGAGGGGGAGCGTGGGAAGCGTAGGGGACGCAGGACGAATGATCGCGTAGCGATCCGCGATAAGAGAAAGCGCGAGACGCGCGCGAGGCAAATGGAATTACCACTAACATAAAAAAAAGAAAGGAATACTAATGATTACTATTGATCAAATACGCCAAGCAGAAAGCACGCTTGAAGAGATAAACGAGGAGATCCGAGAAGCACGCTTCCATGATGATAAGGAGCGCGTTGACTTTATGCTCAAAGAGAAACGAGAAACACTCAAATTTTTAGCACTTGCAGAAAAGGAGGACGCATAACATGAACGATACAAAAGAGAAACACGCCCACACGCCCGGACCGTGGGTCATTAGCAAAGTCATTAAGCATGGCGCAAGATGTTACCGCACAATTAGGCAGGAAGGAAAATTTAAACTTGCAGAAGTGTTTGCATTTAATGAATGCGCAACAGGTACGAAAGAAGGAAAAGCAGAAGACGCGACTAACGCGCGCTTGATCGCGGCGGCGCCGGAGCTATTAGAGCAATGCAAGCTATTCGAGAAAGTGCTGAGGGCTTGCATCATGGCGGGAGATAGTGGCGCAGAATTGGAGCGCGACAAACTACGCGAGGTACTCGCCAAGGTAGAAGGAGGTGAGGGATGAGACTTATTGAGGAGAAAGAGAAACCTATGACTAATGACGATAAACTAGATGTAATTCGCGTTATTAACCTTTTGAAAGATTGGTCTGCCATAGACGATTTGATTTCCGATTGGAAACAAGTTGATGATATGGACGGACCCCTTGGTTACGCTTTGTACGTTCGCGAAGAGGTAAAGGATTTGATTGCGAAACTAGAAGGAAAAGCAGAAGACGAAGCCAAGGTAGAAGGGTTGAGGGATGAGTAAAGAGAAAAAATACAAATTCGACTACACTATTGACACTGCTGACTGGGGAAGTGGTTGCGAAATGGACAGAGAGAAATGCGAGGAAGCATTATCCGAATGGTTTAATAATCTCAGTCTGAAAACCAAACTTGCGATTTACTATTCGCAAAAGTTATGGGAGACTGATGAGGAAATTGGCATTGATACAATGAACGAATGCCCGTGGAGCAAAATGGTTTGGGAGGCAGAAATAAGGATTAAAAAAAGATACGCGCCTTATTCATTAAAAGTGAACGGTCACAATCTAAGCTTTTGGATAGAAAGCATTACCCATGACTAAGCCAAACGAATCCGATACCATAGCCCGCATGTGCGTGGGCCTCATCATCTTTTTGCTGATGAGGTTTGCGCCCAGGGCGTTGGAATGGTGGAATAAGCGCCAAGGTATGAAAGGAGAAATGCGATGAGTGAAGAACAAAAAATATCCAAATGGTTAAAAGAAGCCAAAGAATGGAAACCCGTAAAACCTAATAAGAAATTAAAAAAAGCAATTGAAGCGGTAAAACTTCATCAAGAACCCGGTCATCCTATTTCAAGCACGATTGTGCGAGAATATGCACAGAAATTTGGGGTCGATCATGAATTAGTAACGTTTGGATTAATGGACTCCTTTCCTTGGGAGAAATAACTCTTTTAACCCCGTATCCCCTCTTAAAAAGCGTTTTGATTGTAAACATGGGTCTACACCCTCGTAGGTGATCAAAGCTATTTTTAGGCTACCCTAGTGTAGCTTATAAGGCATTTTTGTATTTATTCGTAGTGTTTAATTCAACCTGCTCTCAACGTGTGCCGAAAATCGGCCCAGTCTTTTGTCGAACTCGAATGTGGTTAAACCCTGTTCACCGTTGCGGTTCTTCGCAACCTCGCAATTGATCAAATCCTCATCGTCTTTATCAGGAGAAAGGAGCAAAACCGCATCCGCATCCTGCTCGATGGAACCGGATTCGCGCAGATCCGAGAGTGCAGGCTTCCGCTTTTGCACCTCCAAGGCACGATTGAGTTGGGAAAGGGCGAGGACTGAGGTTTGGTATTCAAGGGCCAAAGTCTTGAGGGTACGGGATATTTCGGAAACCTCCTGGGTTCGCGACTCATAACCTCTCGCAGATAGCAATTGCAGATAATCCACCACCACAAGCCCAAGCTCGCCTTCAAGCCTTTGTTGAGCGAGAAAGGCGCGAAAGCTCTCCAGGGTAGCTTCGTGATCATCCTTGAAAGTAATCGGCCATTGCTTGATTCGTTTCGTATTCTCCGCAAGTCTTTTCTTCGCAATGTGGTCCAAGGAATCCTTCATGGTGGGGCGCGGGACTCCGCTCACATTTGTGAGCAACCGCCCCGCGCATTCGGACGCCTGCATTTCGAGGCTGGCATAGGATGTCCGTCTCCCGAACTTCGCGGCTTCATGGGTGAAGTGGATCGCGAGGGCAGACTTCCCGATTCCCGGTCTTGCGGCCAGCACATACAGACACCCTTCGCGGAATCCGCCATTGAGAAAGGTATCCAACCCCTTGAAGCCCGTTGATATGGCGGATACTCCGCCCGCATCAATTGCGAGGTACTCCGCCTGGGCTTCCGCCACCGCATCGCGAACATGCGTCTGGCCCCTTCTCTTTCCAAGAGACTTGGCCACCCGTGTGGTGAAGGCGGATGCCACATCCTCGGCATTCTTGGTGGGATCGCGAATGTCGTCCTGGGCGTGAAGGAGCGCCTTCTCAACCGCTTTTGCGTTTCTTTGCTCGATTACCTGATCGATGTAACGGTCAATTTGTCCGCCTCCGTATCGCTCGGAGATTTCGATAATCTCGGACGAGAGGTCCGGGCATTCGATTATCACGTCAACCTCATTCACATCCGGGGAATGCTTCGCAATGGCGGAGAAAATCTGCTGATGGATTGGCGAGGAAAAGTCGTCCTGGGTGAGATGCTCAAGGGCGAGGGCCGAGGATCGGCCCGTTTCATCGCGCATAGAAGATGCTAAGACTGCAACTTCTGCTAATGAGAAATCAATCACAACCGCTTAATGCCTTCCCATTCATCAACCTCCTTTTCGGGTAAGCGCTCCTTGATCCAGGTTCTGCAGGCATTTCGGAAAGCCGCGATCCAGTCCGCCTTTTCGTGACCGTGAGATTTCGCCCAATCCACGAATACCTCAACTGCTAGCTGATGATCTATTCCGAACTCTTCGCTTATGGATCTCGGTGGTGAAAAGTTTTCCGGGATTGTGCTGTGTTTTTCATTCTCAGATTTTCCCTTTTTTGTGTGTTTGTTTGGTATACTATATATATTAATATTTCTGGAAGAAATATGTCGCGCGCGTGAAGGATGCCACAGATACTCCACCAGGAGTGGAGTTATGGTGGAAACCGGGTTTGCTCCAAATTTGTCGCAATATTCCTTCAAAGCATCCGAAATCCACCTTGGAATCTTGAGTCTTACCTCTACTTTATCGTCCTGATTTTTCATATTATTCTGAGCTTTGAAAGATGGTGGTAAGGACTGCCAAAATGAGCCAAATCAGGGTGGCGGAAGCGGCGATAAACAGGGCCGTAAAGATGAGATATTCAATCATTTCTTTCATGGCATATCAAAGATTAGTTTACCGTTTTTATTTTCGATAATCAGCTTTATGTGTTGGCACCCATTATTGTATTGATCCAAAAGCTGTACCTTTAACCAACCAATTAGGTCATCAATTACATCTTCATCATGCTCAAAAGGAGTTTCTGATAGGTTATAAACCACTCTTTCTCCATTTCGACGGAAGTAAGCGTAAATATCAGATACACACGGGTCATCACCTTCTATAGTTATCCCCAAAAAGTACCCAAGATTGTCATACTCTCCCTCTTTGGGTACGGGTAAAAGTTTTATTTTGTAAGTTTCCATAATTCATTCTTCCTCCCAAGATTGTTTGTTGAGGAGAGCCACCAGGTCGCTCAATCTACAGGTAAACATACTCTCCGAGTTTTTCTTTCTGTGAATGACGCACGGGGGTTTGTCTCCTGCGTCTCGAATGCTCTGTGTCATGGCACTATATAGGTTCAGTGCCTCAACAAATTTTGCTTCTATGTGGAACGGGAACTCCTCACTGACCACATCCGGAGAGTCGGACCCACCCGCAAATTGCTGACCGCGCCTTGAGGGGAATCCGTTCTCTTCCAGGTATCTCGCCAGCTCCCGTTCGTACCTTATGCCCTTAGCCCGGCTGTTGATCTTGCCCATCTTTATCAAATGATACGATCACATCACCATCAGGATTTTGGTCCAGGCAACGCTTCTCTATCATAGCCACCATTTGCTCAAGGACTGCCACCGATAAAATAACTGCTCGGTTAAAATCAGATTCCTCAATATGCTCCTTGGCAAAGGCCACACCTCTTTTTAATCTTTCCACTTTTTCATTCATACCTCTTCCCCTTTGTTGTATGATCTCATGGCATTGGCAAAGTCTGCCATATCAATGGTTTTTTCCCTGCCAAATTTCCTGAGTTCCAGTTGGTAGGCGTTTACAATTTTGTAAACAAAGCTCCTTGAAATATCATATCTTTTTGCCATTTCTGAGATACACAGACGGTTGGCATTACTGCTTAACTCTAGTGTCTCCACATAATCCGAGTAGCCCGGCCAAACCTTGTTGGCCACACAGGATGCCCACAAAAAACAGGCTTGGCGCATGTCATCCCGGTGACGCTCAATATCCGATCCGCGCAGGGTGTAGACCCCAACCGCATACGGTGGTTTTTTCTCCACTGCCACAAAGATGAACTGCTTTGGAGAATACCCCAATGCCCGTAATCCTTCCATGTAGAAACAAGCCTGCTGGGCATATCCATACTTCCTGATGGAGGAGGTAAACCCTTTTACGCTCGCATCCTGTGTGCTTTTTAAGTCAATCACCACATCCGCGCCGGGCAGATAATAATCAGGCCGTATCCGGCAATCCGCATCTGCATAGCGAAAGTATCCACTGCCTTCGATGATCGCATTTAGTTCAGCCAGGTATGCTGCCACCACGGGATGCTCAAGGCATGACTCAGCCATCTCGCAACATGTGTCGTAATCTGTTGCCGATAGCCACTGCTTATCAGGATTCTCTGCTTCCATCTCGGCAAAAGCTTCTTTATACGCATTGGTCCTTGGCCCGTTGCCGTCAATCTCATCAGGCTTGACCCCGAACTCGGATTCAACCTTACCCGGTTCAAGCACTAGACCATGAAAACACCCGCCCATCGCAAGGGCGGGTGTTTTTGGTTGCGGATTATCCAGCATCTCCCGCACATGGGCGGGGCTTGTGCTGATTATCTTCCTCGCAATTGAGGAAGAAAGCTCAGGCCCGCTGTGGTAATCCTTATTACTTATCCCCGTCCTTAACATCTTCGATATCCTTGAGTGTTACTGACAACACTGTCCTTTGAATCTCGACATTACTGTGTGTCATTTTTGTGCTGACCCCCAGGTTGCTATCAAGGGTAAGATCAGGACATGCCAGGTGAATCCTTCTCGGATCACCGCCCTCGGACAGATAAGTGTGTATGAATGAACTCACCCTAATCATATCTTCCTGGCTATGCTTTTTGCCTTTCAGGGAATAGCGGCATGGATTTGTGTGTACTTCTAAGATCATCTCAGAATGGAACGTTGGGATCGTTTGTTTCAGGTTCCGCTGCCGTTTCCGGCTCAGGTTCAGGTTCAGGTTCAGGTTGCGGCTCAGGCTCAGGCTCAGGCTTGGGTTGCTCGTCTGCAAAGGGATCTCCTGACTCATAGAGGGCATGAAGATCAACCTTAGTGTCGATACAAACCTGACGCTGTTCATCGGTCATCTTTTTATGCGGCTTGGCCACCATCGCATAAGAGGTTTCCAAACCCTCGCCGTTCCTAATGATGTCAATATCATATCCCCGTGGATCACCCCAGTCCGCATCATTGCAATAACTGCTCAGGGTATCCTTAAGAATCTTTTGGGTTATTTCGAGAACCTGGACCCGCTCCTCGGCATAGTTGTAAACCTTCATTGCAAAGAACTCCTTGGGTTTATCCTCAAAGTTGCGGGGTGCTTCCTCGCCCACTCGCCAACGATAGGGTTTGCGTCCACCGTCCTCGTTGTTCGCCCATCCGAGCATACCGTTTATGAATCCGTTGTCGTCCACATGTCCGACTATACGGAAAGTATTCTTTCCCTGCATTAACTTCACATAGCTACCACCACCGCCACTTTCCGGCGCACGCTTTATATTATTTAAGAATGACATTTTTATTATTAGTTGACATTATTTGTAGTTATCTGTTTTGGTCATCGAACTATGAGAGAAAAAACAACCAAACCATTGTCCCTTCGTTTTTCCCCAAAAGTGCGGAAGACCATTAAAAAATTATCGGATGATTCCGGTATTACACAGTCTCAGCTTTTTGAGATGGTACTGAACGCCGCTTGTCGAGCAATTGAGGAGCGTAATTACAGCTTCCGCTTCCCTGTAAAGTTTGAGATCGTAGACTGATTAAGTCTGCAATTAACTGATCTATCTTTACGATAGTCGGCGCTTCACTGATAACGGTTACACACTCCCCGCCGGAGTACTCTAACCGAAGTCCATTCATATCTATTGTATCCACTTGTAGTTGCCTTTTCTACTATTGATTTTAGAGGTTATGTTTGGTTATTTAAGTTCTACCGTGATGCCACGATAGTAGGTAAGCCTGAATATATCTTGGCGGTCATCTCGATACTCTTATGACCCAAAACCTTACTCGCGGCGTAAATACTATTTCCGTTCGTTCGCATTGTTCTGTCTCCTGCATATTTGCGGAGCCGATGTACCGGACGGGTGTCCGAGACCCCGCATTCGTGTCTTAAAAAATATGGAAAGTCGCGGGTTATGCGGTCTTTTCTGGCCTCAATAATGTATTCATCATTGCCGCGCAAACTCAGCACCTCAGCCCACCACCACGGGTCACAGCATCGGTCCTGGTACTTGCCCCCGCTCTTGGGGTTGTAAATGCGGATGAGTTTGTTGCCGTTCATATCATCAAAGAGATCATCATACTTTGCCCTAAGGATCTCGCTTGAACGTAGACCGAGTCCATACGCTAATGCGTACGCCTTATATAATTCCACATCGGTGTTCTTCAAAGCTTCGCATTTTAACTCAATACGGTCCCGCTCCGATCCCATTGGAATGAACGCCTCAACCTCGGTGGACTCCACAGTCAGGGCGATCCAATTCGCAAACCAAGTGGTGTCGATTCCCATCCTTTTGTAATAAGAAATCCATCCCTTGGAAAATATGCTTCGGGCCTGACGCATGTTGTTCGCGCCCTTCTCGCCGTGGCGGATCAGATAATCCTCGCAGATCGGAGTCCCGTTTCCGGTCTTTTTTGCAAACATTCTGATATCTGCGCCAGCATCTATTTCGTATTCTGCGAGGATATGAGTCATCCGATTTATGTTGTTTTGCTTGGTGCGCTCATTTGCCTGCTTTTTGGTCACTAATCGATTACATGAATAAATTTCATATAAATCTCTTATCAGAGGAACAATGCGCCCCATCCGCCTGTCTAGTTCTTCGGCGGCCGCAAGCGGAGCCATACGGTCCGCTTCTATGGGGTCTGTCGTATTCAAGGACTTGCGTATCCTTTCTGTCCCGAAATAGATTTCTACATAGAAGAATCCATTGCGGGAATAAGTGTTATATTGGGGTTTGTCCTTTTCTCTTACAAAGGTACTTAGAGCGAGTAAATCTTTATTTTGAGCCATTTTCTGTGATTCGATAATATTGTTGTTTTATCGTCACGGCTCCAAGCTCTCACTTGGTACCGGGCCGGGGACTCGAACCCCGAACCAATTGATTAAGAGTCAATTATGAAATCAACTGTACTCAATCAATCAGTACGATGAGGTCATAAAAAGACACTAAACGATTTATGTCAACTTTTTTGCAATAAAATTTTACGAACCACAAAAAAACCCGTGAGGAGCGACCCCACGGGCTTAAAGAAAGAATACTAAGAGTTACTAATTCTAAGTACTGGGTGCAGGTTAGTTGTCTCTTTGGATTTTGTCAAGTCCTCCGAGATGTCTCCAATAAATTAGATCCAACGGAGTTCCTTGGAGCATAGCTCCTTTATACTCTTTATCACCCACTATCGCTTGTATGTCTTTACTTGCCCTATCAAAAAGGGCAACAGGGGGCGCGATCAAGTCAATAGCCGCACTACCTATACCCTCTCTCCTTGCAGTGTAATAGGTGTATCTACTCAAACCCAATAGTCTCCATAAGTTATTTTCAAAAGTCTCATCTCTTTTGATCGGACGACCGTAAATCGTATCCTTAATCATGTCTGTGGTTGCATTTGCGGCGGCAAATATGCTTCCGACTTTTACAACATTACCCAATCCCTTCATTGCCAAATTAGCGCCTCGATCTTGCTTGCCTGAATTACCCTCTTTTCTGCCTTCAAGATACAGTTTCGCCCCTGCCCTCATGTCCGTTAATCCTGCCGTTCTTATAGCATCAATTTGCTTGATGGTAAAAGTCTTTAGCATGTACATTATGCGGAAGTTAGGATTTGCCATATAAGCTAATGGAACTTCAGTTGCCGAGGCAGGTGAAACATCAAGAAGTTTGTGATAAACTAATTCCGTAACTTCTGCGGGTGGTTTTTCGTTACGAGGAGCATTCTGCCTTACCTTCTCTACTATCCTATTTGTTCTATCCCCAAAATATGGTCTCAACTCATCAGCAAGTTTTTGAGATCCTCCTTTTTTATTAGCCATGTTGTGGTATTTACGCCATGCCGCATTCATATAGGCATTTTTAGCAAACAAATCTAGTTGCTTCAGCCTGGTAAATTTGAACAAATCATCTAAAGTTTTTGTAAGCTTGTCTGTATTGGTCATGTTTTCGAACTCGCGATTGCTAAGACCAATTGCATCTGCAAAATCGAACATATTTTTGCGTTCAACTATCGACTTAAAGTGATTACCAAGTCCGTTAAAATGAATGCTAAATGCGTTGTCAGCAAGTTGGGTTATAGCTGATCCAAAATTAGTCATAGTCTGAATATAACTAATATTTTTAATACCTCTTATCCATTGAGACTCTTTGCCACCTGAGAATGATGATTGCAAAATTTCTTTTAGCTTTTCCAAATCTTCATCTCCAAATTTTTTCCCTTTCAGGAAATCTTTAGCAATCACAGATGCAAGATTATCGTCCAAGTCTACTTTTGTTCCAATGTCACTAGATGGGGAAGAATCTTCGCTTCCCTTAAATCCAACAGTTTCTCCTTTCGGTTTTTTTACTTGCCCAAGAAATTTGCGAGTTTCAACTGCATCCACCGTTGATCTTATATAATGATCTAAAGCCCTCTCAGGTGACTCATAGGCATCCTTGATAAGTGCAAGCTTTTCTCTGTCAAATATACTTCTTCCTTTAAAGTTACCTGGTATGCGACTTTGCGTCTTTGGTATGCTTCTTAAATTCCTGCTTATAATTTCAGAAATTTCTTGTTCGTCAAGATCACTTACATTTACCTTTTTTTGCAAAGCATATTCATTTAAAGCATTATCAAGGGCATTTTTTTCTTCTCTAAAATTTGGATTTTCATCTAGAAATTTTCTAAATTCTTGTGGGTCTTTAACAAGCCTTGGAAAGTATTGCTCTATGTATCCAACATCAAATCCGCCCTGTTGCCGTCCATAGTCTTTTACTTCTTCCAAAACTTGGCGCATTTCTTTAAGTTGTGGGCCAACTGAAGGCATTAGTTTTTTGTCATCTACCATTTTCTTGATTGAGTCATAATCTCCAAACAATAAAAAATCTGATAAATCCTCGTATTCAGATTTAGTCAATTTTTCTTTCATGCTTTTAAGAAATGGAAATGCTCTCTTCGAAAAATCTGTAACTAAAATATCCTTACGCAAACCTAAGTTTCTAAAAGATGCCGTTAAAGTTGTTCCAAGTTTTCTGTCTAAATTTTTAGTTTGTCTTGAAATTGGGGTAAGCACTCTTCCAACAAGTTCCGTTATATCTTTTTTTAACTTATCTAAGATGTTTGGTTGTACATAGACTCCACTAGTTGCTTGTTCTATTTTTTGATCCTTAACAAAACTTGGTTCTGCTTTGTTTGCGTTTGTTTTTATTTTAGCTTGCGCTCTTTTGAACTGTTTTGTTTTGGCAATTGACTTAAAAGCTCTCGGACTAATTCCGGCGGCAATCAACAAACCTATCAATAAAGGTTCGAACCCTGCTTTTTTTATTTCACTTTCTTCATCCTCAGAAAAAAACTGTATGCCTCCTCCGAGCGCTGTTGCTCCAGTGCCAAAAGCAAGACTAAAATATTTCTCATAATTATTTCCGAAGTATTTCTCAGCAAGCTTTTCTTCTTTATTCATTGCATCTGCCTGCTTCATCGGACGATCACGCATACCAACAGGAGGATCAGTGGGAGCCATTTGCGCGGCTCGCATATCGTCTTGCAAATCCAAAAGATTCATACCGTTGCGCTTGTAAATTCTCTTAAGGTCACCGTTGAGCCTAGCTCGCTCTGCCTTTGCACCCTTACCTGTACCAAGCCTGTGGTCTAGAACTCTAATTCGTTCTTTAAGTCGCAATATTTTTTCCGAATCACCAAGCTTTTGTACATCAAGAGCAGTTTGCCGAATAGTGCCTTGCTCCTTGATTTTCATTAAGGGATCAAAGATTTCTTTGTCTTGAAGCATTTGATCATCCAAAGACCGTTGTATGCGATCCATGTCTTTAACTGCATCTTGCAAGGATGCTTCATCCCCCAAAATCCTTCCTTTAGCAAAAGATGGTTGGGAAAATCTTTCCAACGCACCTCGCTCCATCGTAGGCGTATCAAAAGATTTAGTACCCTCTTCAAGTGGTGGTCTATTAGCTAAGTTGCCTAGAGCGGTATCTACCTCATCTAAAAGTTTTACTTCAGTAGTTAGCAATAATTTATCAGCTACCTCTTCAGGATCTTTAATATTTGATAACCCTTCGGTATCAATCTTCTCAAGGACGGGACTGCCAACTTTTGCATTATCAACTCCGTTTGCTTCCTTAATATCTTTGCCAATTGCTTTAACTGCATCTGCGCGAGTCATGCCCTCGCTGACCTCTGTGCCTATATTGTCACTCATCCACTTAGCTTCTGCCGCACCAAGCGTACCGCCGAATACGCCACCAAATAAAAGTGTGGTTGCAATCTCATCGCGAGTTGGTGCGCGCCCCTCATCAATCGTTGTGCGAGCCACAAGTTCTCCCGTGGCTAGTCCAGCGCCTTGGCCTGCACGAATTGCAGTTTTGCCCGCTGTTCCTACATTCGCAAACTTACCAATGGGTACTACGCCTAGTGCAGTTGCAGCCGCAAGCTCTCCCTTTCCTATGTCACTCTGAAATCCCTTTGCTATTCTATATTTTTGCGAAGCGTAATTTCCTAAAGCTGATCCAATAATTATACCTTTCGGGCCAAAGGCAGACCCAAGTACAGGACCTAATATCTCGGCACCTATTATAATTCCTGTGTCTACAAAATCCGGTTGTCGGTCTTTAGCAAATCTTAAAGGCTCCCGGTAATATTCCTCGGTTGCCTGTATATCAATTATGTTGGAGTTATTGAGATATTCCTCCGTTGCCTGTAGATCGATCTCGTCCATCAGAATAAAGTAGATGCGCTAATTGCCTGTTTCTCTTGCCTCTGAGCCTCATTGATTCTCCTTTGTCGCTCTAACTCTTCTTTCTCTAATTGCTTCCTGATCATTTCTTCCTTTTGCGCAATAGTAACTTCTTTTTTATTACCGTTCCCATCTATGATCGTGGTTGTTTGGTTGAGCCTTAAATTAAATCTATCTCTAACCAAGTCTTTCAATCGTGCAATATCAGCACTAGCATAACTATTAGCTTCCTCTGATTCCTTCATTTCCCCCGTAACACGATCTATAGTAAATAAATCTTCTATATTTACAGACTCACCATCACCATCTTTTAGAAAAGTAGGAGAACTTAATATACTTTTAATCTCCTTATCTTTATCTGCTATTTGTTCTTCTAGCGTTAGATTCTTAGGAGTTTTATTCATAGTACCTTTTGCTGTTTCATCTAGGTACTTCATATAGCTTTTACCCTTAGCGATATTTGTTTTCGCCGCTTTTATGGCTAAATCATCCTTCCTGATATTTCTTCCTGCCATTCCTTCAATACCTCCACCCTGGCGAACAGTCTCTTTTGCTATGTCTATATTGGTAGAGTCTAGTCCTTGTTGGGCAAGAGTGTTAGCAGTTTGCCCAGGTATTATTTTTTGCCTTGCTTCATTCTGCATAATGTTGGTGTCAAGTTGAGTACCTAAAGCTTCTGTCTTCTTGGGCAAAAGTTCTTTTTCTGCTTCTATCTGTTCTCCCGATAAACCATACCTAGCTAATGTATTTTGAATCTCTGCGGTAGTTAGCGCTTTGCCTTTATCAGCTTCCAACTGTTTTAACTCTATACCTAAACTATTGAATTTATTTTTCTGCTTAAGTAGATCATTTCTTAAAATCTCGGTATTTTTTTGTTCTTTTAAAATTTGTGCCTGAGTTGCTTGAATTAACCTCTGCCCTTGAAGCTGAGTAGAAAGCGTAATGTTGTTTACCAAGTTTTTACCGAACTCCACTCTAGTAGATAAAGGCACATCAGGATTATTTAACTGCTCCTTCATTATAGCATAACGATCAGCTTGCTCCGGATCTTGCTCTGACAGCATATCAAGTAAATTGTTTTGCCCTTTTATGAACGCTTGATTCTTTTTCTGTTTCTCCTTATTCAACCCATACTGCTGGATCATTCCGCCTATCTGAGAACCCAAATTCGCGA